TAAGGCATGGGGGGCTTCCTCCAAGGCTGACGCAAAGGCAAAAGCAAAAGCGATTTCTGCGAGAAATAAAGGGAAGAAGTAATGGCATTACCTACCTATTTAGAATTGGTTAACGATGTATTGACTCGCTTGCGTGAGCCAACAGTTACTACTGTTTCCGAAACATCATTTTCTGCACTCATTGGTAAGTTTATAAACGATACAAAGCGTCAGGTGTCTGATGCTTATGATTGGGATGCCTTTAATACTCCAATTACTGTAAGCACAATTGCCAATACAACTGGCCCGTATAGCATTACTGGTGCTGGTGTTCGTTATAAGACTATGGATGTTATTAACATCACAAGTTTTTATGAGATGTCACCCTTGTCTCATGCCAATTACGACTCGTTTTACTACACAACGCCCACCCCTACAAAGGGGTTGCCAATGTATTACTCCATTAAGGGTGTAGATACAAATGGCGATATTAAAGTCAACTTTTGGCCTGTTCCTGACCAAGTCTATAACATTCGTTTCAGCCTGATTGTTCCAGAAGCAGATTTCTCCACAGATTCATCTACCACTTTGTTGGCAAAAGAACCTATTATTTTGGGTGCTTATGCTAGGGCATTGATTGAACGTGGTGAGGATGGCGGTTTAAACAGTTCAGAAGCGTTTGCTATGTACAAGTCTTGTATGTCTGACTTGATAGCGTTGGAATTGGCTAGATCGCCTGAAAACGATACGTTTGAGGCGGTGTAATGGCACAGGCATTACAGACCTTTAGTGTTCAAGCCCCAGGCTTCTTTGGGCTTAATACTCAAGACTCTCCTCTTACATTAGAGGCGGGATATGCGTCTATTGCTACTAACTGTATTATTGACCAATATGGTCGTATTGGATCACGCAAAGGTTGGTCAAGAGTTAATTCGTCATCTGGAAATCTTGGATCAAATGATGTAAAAGTAATCCATGAATTAGTGCAGTTAGATGGCACTTTAACTGTTTTATTTGCTGGAAACAACAAGTTATTCAAATTAGATGGCTCTAATGCTGTTGTGGAATTGACCTATGGGGGAGGGGGTACTGCCCCAACCATTACTGCAAGCAATTGGCAATGTGCTTCTTTAAATGGAATAACCTACTTTTTCCAGTCTGGTTATGACCCATTGATCTATGACCCTGCGGTTAGTACCACTACATACAGACGAGTTTCTGAGAAGACGGGTTATTCAGGTACTGTTCCTTTGGGAAATATTGTTATATCTGCATTTGGTCGTTTGTGGGTTGCTGATACCACAACAAACAATGCAACTATCACTTTCTCTGATTTGTTGGCAGGACACAACTGGACTGGCGGAACATCTGGATCATTGAATGTTGCGCAGGTTTGGCCTAATGGTTCAGATCAGATCATGGGATTGGGCGCACACAATGGTTTTCTAATCATATTTGGTAAACGACAAATATTGGTTTATTCAAGTCCTACAACACCATCTTCATTGGCTTTAAGCGACAGCATTGGAAACATTGGATGCTTATCAAGGGATTCCATTGTTACGACTGCCTCAGACATAGTATTCTTGTCAAATTCAGGTGTTCGTAGTCTGATGCGTACTATTCAAGAGAAATCAGCACCTTTGCGTGATTTGTCTAAGAATGTCCGTAATGACTTAATGGGTTATGTTTCTAATGAAAACTTATCTGATATTAAGGCTGTTTACTCAGAAGTAAATGCGTTTTACTTGCTTACATTACCCATTGCCAAACAAGTCTATGTTTTTGATACAAAGGCACAGTTGCAAGATGGTTCTGCAAGGGTAACAACTTGGGACTCAATTGAGCCAACTGCTTTGCTATCTCGCAGAAATGGTGATTTACTAATTGGAAAAAAAGGATATGTTGGTAAATATGGGACATATTATGACCATGCGTCATCTTATCGATTCCAGTATTACACCAACTATGCTGATCTTGGCGATCAAAACATCACATCTATTTTGAAGAAAATATCGGTGGTGGTAATTGGTGGAACAAACCAAATATTTACAATTAAGTGGTCTTATGACTTTTCAGGTCAATATTACTCTACACAGGCAACTATTCCTATATCAACAGTAGCGGAGTATGGAATGGCTGAGTATGGTGCAAATGGTAGTCCAATTGCATACTATTCAACTGGTATACAGATTGGCACTTTGGTTGGTCAGGCATCTGGTTATGGAAAAGTTGTTCAAACGGCTTATGAGATTGAGATTGCTGGTGCTTCTATCAGCATACAGAAGATTGAAATTCAAGCCAAACATGGTAAATTGGTTTAAGGAAATAACATGGCAAATTACACAAAAACCACTAACTTTGCGGCTAAAGATGCACTTGCGTCAGGCAATGCGTCTAAGGTTGTAAAGGGTACTGAGATTGACACAGAGTTTACTAATATCCAAACTGCTATGGCTACTAAGGCAGATGGAACATTTACGAACTTCTCGTTTGTTGAAGCATCAAATGTCTTGTATATCTACAACGTAACAACGCCTGTGGCAAAGATAGATGCTTCTGGTAATTTGACTGTGATCGGCAACATTATTGCGAACGGAACGATGTAATGAAAGCCTCTGAAATCATTAAAGCAGATGCGGTAAAACGCAAAGTTGACCCTGAAAAGGCCATGCAAACTATTGGTGCATTGGTTAAGGATAAGTCTGCGGTTTTGATGCAAGAGAATAATTCTGTTCTATTAGTTCGTAAAATCAATCCAACATCAGCAGAGATTCATTTGTTTACTCAAGACAATCCTAGAACATTGGCAAAGGCTGTAATTGGTTTTGTCAGAAAAGGCAAAGAATTAGGAATTAAGACTGTTTATGGTAAAGCAGATAACAAAGGTATTGTGGAATTGATGAAAAGAGTTGGTTTGAATATACAAGCATCTGACTTGCCACAATACAACTGGAAAGCAAATATATGAGAAATAGTCTTGCTTTATTAGGTATACCAGACCTTCCGATTGATGCGTTTCGCCATGTGGGAGATAGAAAGATTCGTCCCCAAGGCGGTGTTTCTAGTGTTGTAGAAAGTGTTTCTGATACTGTCAGTAATGCAGTAAGTAGCGTTTCAGATGCTTTGGCAACTGTTGATGATACAGTTAATAGTGCTGTGCCTGGCGGTTGGGCAACTGTTGCTTCTATTGCCGTACCTGTTGCCGCACCTTATATCCAAGCGGCTAATGTATTAGACAAAGGCGGTACTCCTGAAGATGTCTTAAAGAACTATGCTCTTTCACAAATTGGTGGAGAAGTAGGTGGACAAGTTGCTGGTGAAACTGGTTCTGCATTGGCAGGAAAAGTTGCTGGTACTACTACGGCAGGATTACTAAGTGGTGCTACTCCAGAGCAAGCATTAACGAGTGGTTTAACAAGTGGCGCAATAAGCCAAGTAACACCATCTGGTTTATTAAGTTCTGGTGGAACTTCAAATCAAGGAACAACGGGAGCGACAAACATGGCTGACAATTTTGACTATTCGCAAATATATGACTATGGTAATTCTGCCGATATAACTGGTGGCATGGGTAATTACGATGCAGGTACTGCACCGATGACCCCAGAGCAAATAAATGCCTCCATGCAAACCTATGGCGGGATTAGTTCTTTGGATACGGCTACTCAAGCACTAATCAAACAAGCATTGGCGGCTGGTGGTACTGCGGCTCAAGGGGCAAAGAACTTTTTATCTAGTATGTTTGGTGGCACTTCAGGTGCTAATTTGATACAAGGTGGATTGCAGACTGCTGGTGGTTTGATGCAAACCCAAGCATCTAAGGATGCGGCACTCAAAGCACAACAAGACTTATTGGCGGCAACAGGTTCAGCAACCGCTGGATCACAGTTCCGTCCAGTAGGTGTTACAACACGCTTTGGTACATCTCAGTTCAATATTAACCCTGCTACTGGTCAATTGGAAAGCGCAGGATACACAGCCTCACCTGAGATTACTTCTGCTCAAAACAAACTATTGGGATTGGGTGCTAGTTATTTGGCTCAAACTCCTGAAGAAGTTGCTCAACAATATCTGTCAAAGCAGTATGACTTACTTGATCCTAGCCGTCAAAGACAGTTGGCTAGCATTAGAAACCAAAACTTTCAAACAGGTCGTGGTGGATTGTCAGTAGGCTCTACTGGTTTGCGTCCAAGTGGCGCACAAGGTTTGATGGGTGCTAATCCTGAATTAGAAGCCTATTACAACGCTTTGGCACAACAAGATGCTCAGTTGGCGGCAGGTGCTCAACAGGCAGGTCAGCAACAAGTGCTTTATGGTGCAGGATTGTTTGGTCAAGCAGGTAACTTAGAGAACATGGCACAACAACCATTTACTTTGGGTACTGGTTTGGGTACATCGATCTCTGGTGCTGGTGCTAATGCAGGTCGATTGGGACTTACAGGTGCTAGTTTGGCGGCAGGTTATGGAACATCTCCAGCGGCTACGACAAGCCCAGGCGCATACATCGCAAGTGGATTGGGAAGCCCAACATCAACATTGGGTGCTGGTTTGGCTAACTGGTTGACTTCTTCTGCGCCAACAACGAGTGGAATAACAAGTCAAGGCATGAACTCACCAACAGTTGATGCTTATGGTAACTATGTGCCATTAGGCTACGCAAATTATTAAGGAGTAATCATGGCAACAGATATCGTAGGTGGATTGTTTGGTATTACTCCTCAGTCATACGAAAGACAATTAAGTGAGCAAGGATTAGCGCAAGGAGAGCAATTAGGAGCAATGTCTCCTGATGCCTTTGGTCGTTCAATGCTTTATGCTGGTGGCGCACAGTTAGGTCGTGGCATTGGTGGTGCTATGGGCGCAGTAGATCCACAATTACAGTTGATTAGCGCACGAAATGCCGTAATGAAAGAGGTTGATCCTAGTGATCCTGATTCTCTAATGGCTGGTGCTAGAAAACTAGCGCAATTTGATCCTCAAGGCGCAAACGCATTGGCTACCTCTGCTAGAGAAGCACAAGTTAAATTATCGCAAGTCGTAAGAAATACCCGTGAAGCCCGTGGTCTAAGTATGGGTCAAGACCTTATGAAGGCTGAAGCAGAGGCAGGAATAAAAGCCGCAATTAGAACATTAGAAGGTCAAGAACAAACTCCAGAAGTTGCTTCTCAATTACAAATCTATAAAGATAAGTTATCTGCATTAACACGTTCTAAAGAATATGCTCCTTCTGAAATAACTAAGTTAATGAATGAAAGAGATCAACTTGATCCCGTAAAAGACAAAGAACAATATGATATTTTGACAGCCAGAATGAAGAAATTAAGTTCTGGTAAATCAATTGAAGAAACAATTGGTGAAGGTTTTGGCTTATTAGGTAAAGCACTTGGTGGAGCACTTAAAAAAGAAGGCGAAGAAATAGGCAAGTTCTCTGCTGAAAATTACAATAAACTTGGTATGGCAGTTGCCGCAGGTACTTCTTCACAGCGCAATCTTGCAACTTTAGAAAATGCTTTGTCTAACGCATTTACTGGTAAGTTTGCCGAATCAAAAGAAGGCGTAATTACATCTTTAACTGCTCTTGGAATACCAGTTGGTGACGACTTAAAAAATGCCGCCTCAAATACACAGTTAATTCAGGCTATGGGTACTCGTTATGTGTTCCCATTGGTCAAAAACTTCCCAGGCTCTCTTGCCGCAAAAGAATTGGATCGTTTGGAAAAGACTGCTCCAAATGCTTTGCAACAACCTGAGACTATCCAGCGTCTTGTTAACTTAATGAAAGTTGACCTTGCCGAGAATAAATACACATACGATAGAGCAAAAGAACATAAAGAAAAGAACAAAACATTGGTTAACTTCAATGAAGCAGATAGTCGTATTGAATTTCAATCAAAACTTAATAAATTGCAAGATTTAGTTTCTGGCGTAAGACGCAAGAAATCTAAGACAGCAGAAGAAGATCAGCAAATAAACACACTTAAAACAGAATTGGGGCTGTAATATGGCTGGAGAATTTGATGTTTCAGACATTCCTATTGAAGACACTACTGCCGCCAAAGAAATAAGCAAGTCTGTTCTTAGCCCAGATTATCGTGCGCCTAGAGGTGCATTTGGGGCGCAAGAAATAGGTGGATTGCTTGGTGGTACACCCGCAACAAGTGGCTTTAGTTATGGACAATATGGAACTGGTATAGACCCATCGACAGGCGAATACTTCGGTTCGCTTTACTTCTAAGGATTCATCATGGCAGAAAATATCGTAGCGGGTCTGTTTGGACTGACTCCACAAATGTATGGTGA